GCGCGCTTGGTGCAAATCGTCGAGCGGCTATCCGCAGGTCAAATTCCTCGCCGATACAGATACGCTGACGCTTCGCGATGACCTGTTCAAGCTCGGGCTCGAATGGCGATGGAAGAAGGCGAAGGGTTTCGACTATGCCCAGGATTTCGTCGATTATGAAACGATGCTCCAAGATGCAAAGGCGCGCGACGGCACGAAGGATGTCATCAACATGGGCGATGTGAAATATGACATCTATCCTGGCATTCTCGTGCCTTCCGGGAGTTGGTCGGCATGATGCGTCGACCTGTGGCCGGCGTAGCGCGCGCGCAGCGGGCACGCACCGAAAGCATTCCTGCTCCCATTGGAGGCTGGAATGCGCGCGATTCGATCGCAAATATGCCTCCTGGCGATGCGGTCATACTCACGAATTTTTTCCCGACGCCATCGAGCGTTTCGCTGCGCAATGGATCGATGAATTGGTCTACTGGGCTTGGCAATCAGGTAAATTCGCTGATGCCGTACAACCCTGCCAGCGGTACGCCGAAGCTGTTTGCCGCGGCCGGTGGATCGGTCTTCGATGTGACCTCGACAGGCCCAGTGGGCGCGGCGGTCATTTCGGCGCTGAGCAGCGACAAGTGGAAGTACGAGAACTTCGCCACGTCAGGAGGGCCATTTCTCGGGATCGTGAATGGTGTCGATGGGTACTACGTCTATGACGGCAGCGCGTGGCAGAAGGTCACTTCGGCATCGGCTCCGATCTCGATTACGGGCGTCGATCCGACGACGCTCTCCGATATCAAGATGTTCGCCTCGCGGGTATGGTTCATCCAGAAAGGTTCACTGAACGCCTACTACCTGCCGGTGAGCAGTGTCGGAGGCGCGGCCGCAGTATTTCCGATGCAAGCGATTTTCCCTCGCGGCGGTTCGCTCGTCGCGATGGGCGTATGGACCGTCGACGGCGGGTATGGGATGCAGGACTATCTGTGCTTCGTTACCTCGGAGGGTGAGATTGCGGTCTACCAGGGCACTGATCCGTCGCAATCAAGCACCTTCCAGAAGGTCGGCGTCTATCAGGTGGGTTCGCCGATGGGAAATCGCTGCTTCATGAAGTATGGTGGCGACCTGCTCTACATCGGCAAGGACGGATTGGGACCAATCTCGCGGCTGCTGGCATCGTCGCGCGTCAACACTCAGGTCGATCTCAGCTACAAGATTCAGAACGCGATAGCGCAGGCCACATCGCTCTATGCGAGCAATTTCGGGTGGGACTTGGTCCTCTACCCGGCGGGCAATGCACTCCTGCTGAACGTCCCGATCGCGCTCGGTCAGCAACAGCAGTACGTGATGAATACGATCACGGGCTCGTGGTGCAATTTCACCGGCTGGTCGGCGAACTGCTGGGCGCGTTTCAACGATCAAATCTATTACGGCGGCAATGGTGCGGTCGTGAAGGCATGGTCGAATAACTTCGATGACAACGGCAGTCAGATCAACGGCGAGACTCTTCCGTCATTCGACTATTTCGGCACGCATCAGCTCAAGCAGTGGACGATGGTTCGTCCTGTGCTCCAGTCCAGCGGCACGCCGGGCATATCGATCGGTCTGAATATCGATTTCGACACGACGGCGCCCACGGGCCTCCCCGGATTTTCATCTCAGTCAGGAGCGCTATGGGATGTGGCCGTTTGGGATGTCGATGCCTGGAGCCAGGACAGCCAGATTCTTAAGAATTGGCAGACGGTATCGGGCGTTGGCTATGCCGCAGCGATGCACATGAAGGTCAGCGCACTCGATATGCCGGTCTCATGGTTGAGCACGGATTACGTGATGACCGATGGAGCGGTGCTGTGAAGCGCATTGTCTGGGATGATCCCGAGCGCGTCATGCAATGGGTGGCCGAGCGCACCGATGAGGAGCGCGGCTACAAGCTCTATACCGCGATTGGGCTGGAGAACAATGGAGAGCTGTGTGCTGGTGTCGTCTTCAATATGCAGGCCGGCGCAAATATTCTGATGCACGTAGCCTCTGACGGCTCGCGTCATTGGATGACTCCCGCTTACATGGCGGCGTGTTTCCGCTATCCCTTCATTCAAGCGGGATGCGGTCGTATTACCGGCCTTGTGCGGGCCGACAACATCGAGGCGCAGCGCTTCGATGAGCACTTGGGGTTCAAGCGTGAAGGACAACTCCGCGCGGCTTGCACCGATGGGACGGATTTGATCGTCTACGGCATGCTTAAAAGCGAATGCCGGTACATCGAAGGCAAATACCATGCGGCATTATTGGCTGACATCCGACGCGCCTGATTTACCTCTCGGGGCATTCAGGAAGGCGCCTGGAAAATATCGCCCTGCAACGCTTGAGGGCAAGGGTGGAGATGCTCCGCCCCCACCTGATCCGTTTATCACCGCCCAGGCTCAGACCCAGGCGAATGAGCAGACGGCAGGCTATAACAAGGCGCTGAACCTCAACAATTATTCGAACCCGTTCGGCTCTCAGACTTCCACTCAAACCGGCGTCGATCCCGCAACGGGCGCGCCGATCTACAGCACGTCGATCACGGCCAATCCCGCGCTTCAAGCGCAGATGAATGGCTTGCTTGGGCAGACCGGGCAAAGCGGCGCAATCAATCAGACGGCGCTCAATGGCCTGTATGGACTGAATGGGCAGATATCCGCGCTGGGTTCTTCGCTTAGCCCGCAGGCTGCGCAGCAGGCTCAACAGAACGGCATCAGCTCGGCCTATCAGTCGTCGATGGGGTATCTAACGCCGCAGTTCTCGCAGCAGCAGACCTCGCTCGATGCTCAGCTGGCGAATCAAGGCCTCGCTCCCGGGTCGGAGGCATGGAATAACGCGCAGGGCAATCTCTCGCGCAATCAGACATTCCAGCAGCAGCAGGCTCTAAACAATGCTCAGTTGACCGGTTCGCAAATCGGCACGCAAAACTGGCAAAACCAGCTTTCCGGCATTAATGCGAAAAGCGGGTTGCTTGGACAGCAGGCTGGGCTGTTCGGTCAGAGCGTGGGCATTGGTCAGACGCCATATTCGAATCTGCAAACGATCGCTCAAATGATTCCTGGCTATACCGGAACATCAGCGTCGGCATCGAAACCGGCTGACATCGCCGGATACATGAACAATGCCTATCAAGGCCAATTGGCCTCGCATAATGCTGATGTGGCGAGCGCAAACCAGACCGATTCGACCATAGGATCAATCGCCGGCATGGCTGCATTGGCGTTTTTCTGACATGGATAAATTTCTCGAATCGCTCCGCGAGATGCTTCCGATGACAGACCTGCGTCATCGTTCTGCGATGCTCGGCAATCTCTCATTCATGTTCCAGGTCATCCGCGCGAGCGAAGACCTGCTTATGGATGCCGCGGCGTATGCGCAGGGAGGATTGCATGAGTATTTCCACGAGCATCTCGGCGAAGAGATGAACCATGCCGAATGGCTCGCGCAGGACTTGAAGAGCGCCGGCGTCGATGTCTATTCGTTCCCAATCTCTCCGGAGGCGGTCGCGATGGTGGGATCGCAGTATTACCTGATCCGGCATGTCGACCCGGCCGCTCTGCTCGGCTACATGCTCGTACTCGAATGCTTCCCGGCCTCGGTTGAGGATGTCGAGCAGTTGGAGCGCACTCACGGCGCAGATGTGTGCCGCACCCTTCGGCACCATGCGATCCACGATCAACAGCATGGAAAGGACGTGCTCGAACAAATTGCAAAGCTGAGCGAGAGGCAGCGCGAACTCGTCAAGCAAAACGCCATGCAGACGGTGCTATATCTCTGCTCTGCCGTAGCAAAATTCAATGGAGGTGCATATGCCTAACGCAGGCGGGATGGCAGTGCTCCCGCAATTCCAGGGGAGCATGTATGATTTGCAGCGGCAGCAAATGCTGTCTCAAGCACTCATGCAAAATGCGCTGCAAGAGGCGAAGCCGATGCAGACGGTTGGCTCTGGTGGCAGCCAGAATTATCAGGTAATGCCGCGCATGTCGGCTATTACTAGCATCGTATCGCCGCTTGCGCAGGCTTTGATGAGTGCGAAAGTCGGGCAAGACACGAGCCAGGGATTGAACAACCTCGGCGCGGCTCAATGGCAAGCGCTCGTCGGCCCGAATGGCATGCAAGGGTTCGGAGCATCCTCCCCACAGCAGCCAGCCCCAGCAGACCAACCCGCAAATGCCGGGACTGCTGGGGCAACCGTCTCTGACGGCGCTGCTGGGTCTGGGGGGGTATCTGGGCAGCTGAGCCCAGCCGGACAGCAAGGGCCGCAGGGAATGCTCGCGCCGGGTGGCCCGATGAATCCGCTGGGTATGTCGACGCAGCAGGCCGCCATGATGTACCTGAATGCTCCCGAGAAGTATTGGGAGGCTCAGGCGCAGGCATTCAAGCCTGCCGACATCAATGCCCAGATTCGAGCGGCCGGCATCGATCCAAACAGCGCTCTCGGTCGTTCGATCGCGCAGAACGCGCTCGCGAAAGCGGTCGCTCCTGACTACGCATCGCTGCGCCCGGGAGGGTATGCGCTGAACAAGACGACGGGTCAGATCGAGCAAATGCCGGCTGTTCCGGAGGGTTACACCGCGGTCCAGGGGCCGAACGGCTGGCAGGTAGTCCCGGTTCAAGGTGGCCTCGAAGCGATGGGAAATTCTGCGGCTGCCGCCGCTGGGGGAAAGGCTCGCTATTCGCTTCAACAAGTGTGGGACCCGAGCGCGAATGGCGGCAAAGGCGGATACGTCCAGCAGACCGTGGCGAATGTCGCGGATGCGGCTGGAGGCGCACAACCCGGCGCGCCGGCCCCTCTGCGCAACAATAATCCTGGCGCGTTGATGCCTGGGGGTCGGCTCGCTCAATATCCGGATATGCAGACAGGTCTCCAGCAAATGGATTCCAATCTCGCGTCCTATGGCAAGCAGGGCGTCAATACCTTGGCCGGCGTCATCTCCAAATGGGCGCCCCCGAATGAGAACAATACGAAGGCTTATATCCAGGACGTGTCGCAGCGCTTGGGCATTCCGCCTGATCAGAAAATAGACCTCTCGAATCCTGCTGTGCGCCACGTCGTTTCGACCGGGATCATGCTGCACGAGAATGGCCCCCAGGCATTCGTCGGAGGCGCTTCGGCCGGCCCTGCGGCACCGATGGCATCGCAGCCACCTCTGGGTGCTCAAAACGCCGCAGAGGCCTCTCAGGGCGCCCCCAGCAAGCAGATGGCCGACGCATATGGCGCGCTCTCGAACTCAGACTCCAGCTATCAGCAGTCGCGTGAAGCGCTGACGGAAATGCTGGACCTTGCGAAAAACAAGGGTGCAGTGGGAACCGCCGTGGGCGTGTTGCCCGAGTCAATAAGTACCAAGATCAGCCCGGATGCAGCGAAGTATCAAAAGCTGCATGCGACGTTCGTTTCCCTGCAAGGTAAGGCTCTCGGTGGTGGCGCGACGGATGCCGCCCGCGCAACGATTGATGAGACTGTGCCTACCTATGACAAGCCGCAGTCGGCAATGATGAGCGGCTTGCAAACGCAGCTCAACAATCTCGATAGGGCGCATGTGAAAACGCAGTTTCTCTCGCCGATCTATCAGAAAGGCGATGAGAAAACATTCACGCAGCAATCAGCGGCGTTCGATCAAAACGTCAAGCCTTCGATGGTCCCTGCGCTCGCGCTATCGGGCGAGGCTCAGCGCGCGGCAGTGCGGGCTGCGGTAAAGGCCAATCCATCGCTGCGAGCCAATTTCGAGTGGGCATTCAATAATGGGTTGCTGAGATGAGTGCCTTCGACGATTACTTGAACGCGCCGGCTTCTGCGTCGGCCAAGCCATCTTTCGATACATATCTGGGAGCTTCACCGGTGGCCCCGGCGTCGGCAGCGGGCGGTTCGGGCGCCGCGGCAAGTAAAACCGCTGCCGGGCAACCAGGAATGCTCTCTTCTCTCGGCGCCGGTCTCGGGCATGGATTCGGCTCTACGATGCTCGGCGTTCAGCAATTGGTCGGCCGAGGCATGCAAGCGCTGGGCGGAATCGGCGAATCGCCCAATCTCACGAGCACCATTACCGGTCAGCCGCCGATGAATGCCGTTGGTCGCGCGGGCCAGTGGCTCACGCAAGACGCCGAACACGGGATTGCGAACCTCGACCAGCAATACGCGCCGTATTCGGCGGCACATCCGATCGTGGCCGGAACCGGGAATGTCGGCGGCCAGATCACCGGAACGCTGCCCACGGCGTTCATAGGGCCGGAATATGCCGGACTATCGCTCGCCGGAAAGATGGGTCTCGGCGCCATCCAGGGGGCGGCTGGCGCGGCCATGATGCCCGTTCAAAATCCCGGCAACGACTTCTGGACGCAAAAGGCTGAACAGGCCGGTCTAGGAGGATTGCTCGGCGGCGCAACGCCGATGGTCGCTGCCGGCGCGAAGAACCTCGGGCAGAGCCTTTGGAATGCCGTAAAGCCGGTGGTTCAGCCGGGTCGATTCGTCGGCGAAGGTCTGGCCGGTGCGATGGACCCGGCAGAAGCGGCGGCGGCAGCTCAGAATATCCGCGGCGCCCAGGAGTTCGTTCCTGGCTCCCTGCCCACCACGGCGCAAGTCGCGCAAACCCCGGTGATGGTGCAGACCGAGAAGACGGCCGGCAATATCCCGGCGTTCAAGTCTGCCGCAGCCCAGCGCGCGATCGATAACAACGATGCGCGCTGGCAGGCGTTGATGGGTGTGGCGCAGACGCCAGAAGCGCTCGCCGCGGCGAATCAGGCCCGCGCAGCAGCCGCGCAGCCTCTTTATGATGCCGCGCACCAGGCGACGGCGAACGTCGGCAAAGGCTTCGTCAACTTCGCGCAGCGTCCCGCCGTGCAGCAGGCAATGCAGCAAGCCGATCAGCTCGCGCGCAATGAGGGCGTGCAGCTCAAATGGCCGACTCCTGACGACCGAGCCATCAGCGGGCAGGCGCTCGATTACACAAATCGCGCGCTGGGCGACATGATCGGCGCGGCGCAACGTGCAGGCAACAATCAGCAGGCGCGCGCGCTCACCGAGGCGCAGTCGTATCTCAAGAGCTGGACCCAGACTTATGTGCCTGGCGTGCGGCAGGCCGCGCAGACGTATGCGCAGATGAGCGTTCCGATCAACACGATGGAGGCCGGCCAAGCCATTGCAAATGGCCTTGGAACACGCGCAATGAATGCGGGTGGTGCGCCCGAAATACAGCTCATGCCGTATCGATCGGCGCTTACCAGTGCGATGAAGAATGCGGAGTTCGGGATTGATCCGAGCGCGCTTAACTCGTTGCAAGGAATCGGCCAGGATTTGCAGCGCGCGACGGTCTCGAACTCAATCCGATCGCCAGGCAGCGATACCGCCTACAACCTCGCGGCGCAGGGATGGCTCGCGCGGCAACTGTACGGCCCGACATTCGGCGGCGCTGGGAATCTTGGCAAGGCTGTCGGAGCTCTCGGCGCGACTGCGCTCGGTCATCCGATGGTGGGGCTCGGCATTCTGGGCGGCGGCAACAAGATCGGTCAGATGGTCGGCAATCGCTTGCAGGATCGCCTATCGGGACTGCTTCTTAACCCGGATACGGTCCTGCCGTACCTCGACGCTCGTGCTGCCGCGGCGGCGCAGCCAGTTCCAAGCGCGCTTGCGCAACGGCTCCTGAATTATGGTCGTCCAGCCTTGATAAATGGGGCGGCTGGCGCCCTCAATAATTCCGGCAACAAATGATATGAGAGCGACGATGCCGAGCTTTACGAGCCCAACAATCAGTATGTCGTGCATGAAAATCTCCAAGGAGGCGCACTATGCCCCGCGACGGTAGCGGCAACTATAGCCTGCCAGCAGGCAATCCGGTAGTGACCCAGACCACAATCAGCTCAAGCGGCTGGGCCAACCCGACACTGAGCGATATCGCGTCTGCTCTGACAGGATCGCTCGCGCGCGATGGGCAGTCAGTGCCAACGGCAAACCTCCCGATGGGGAATTTTCGGCATATCGGGTGCACCGACGGCCAGAACACGAACGAATACGCTACCGTCAATCAGATTCAGACGGCTGGATTAACTCTGCTAGGCGCGTCAGCCGGGACCATCAATACGACGAAGAGCGCGACAACCGGGGCTCTGACGGTCAACGGAAACGAAACAATCAATGGGGAATTGTCGGTCACCGATACGTCGACCTCCGCAAAGACCGTCACGATCACGAACACGGTGGCAGCCGGTGGCGCATCCCTGACGCTTGTGGGCAACGGATCGACAACGCCAAGCAAGACGATACACGTGCAAGGCGGCGTATTCATGATTGCCAACGATGCGTATAGCGCCAATCCTCTAACGCTAACTGATGGCGGAACCCTGACCGTCTCGTCGGGCATTACTGTCAGCTCTGACGAGCGCCTGAAGACCGATTGGGCGCCGGCGGCCGACGATTTTCTGGAGCGCATGTCCCGCGTGCTGCGCGGCACCTTCACGCGCATTTCGAGCGGAGAGCGCAGCGCTGGCGTGGGCGCCGCTTCGCTTCGAGAAGTATTTCCGGAGGCGGTTCTTGAAGGTCCGGACGGTTACCTGTCTGTGGCCTACGGCCAAGCCGCTCTTGTGCTCGCGCTTGAGCTCACAGACGAAGTTCTTCGCTTGCGCGCTCTGCTGGAGGCGGCCAAATGACGCTGCCATCCTCCTTTCCGCTCTCCATGTCGCAGATTGCGACGGAACTCGGCTTGTCTCTTCCGTTCACCATTAACAATTCAAAGCCGTTGAGCAGTAATTGGCCGTATTTGCTAGCCGGCTTGGGCGGTGGCTTAGGCCCGCTGCCGCCAATCAGTTTCAGCGATCTGCTCGGCAAAACGGGAAGATTTGACGGGAGCCTGACTGCTCAGTTGGCCGGAAATCCTTTCTGGATATGGAGCGTGAGCTTCGGGGATGCGCCATTCTTTGGCGGAACCATCAACAATCTTTCGATACATGGCAATGCTGGTGGACAAACGGATGCTCCGATCCTCGCATTTGATGCCATTCCGAATTGGACCAACAATAAGATTCTCGTGAAAAACAATACGACAGGTGCGAGTGCGGTACTCACTCAAACGAGCGGAGTCCAATGGACAGGTAGCGCATTCGTCGCAAATCTGATCCGATCACCCGGAACTGTTGACAGCTTCACAATCCTTCCTTCCACATGATTCGGGGGTCAAATGGAAAATACCGCAGTGCACGCTCAAATAGCAGAAATCAGGGCGCGGGTAGAGGGGCATGACGACGATATAGCGCGCATCGATCGTGTCGTGTCTCAACACAATGAGGCTATCTCATCCCTCCGAGAGTCGCTCGCGCGCGTCGCAACAAAAGACGATATCGCAGAATTCCGAAAGGACGTTGGCCAGAAATTCGACAAGCAGCTCACCGACGCCCTTAGTTCAGTTCCCGGAAAGCATGCAGCCATCTTTGGCGCTGGCATGTTTCTGATCGCCCTGATAGGGCTCGTTGTCAATTTGATGCACGGCCATGGATGACGATCTAATAGAGGCGAGATTCGACCTCGCGGACGAGCGCTTGGACCATCTGTCGAATCGCATCGACATCATTGAGGGAGATCGCGAGGTTCGCAAAGCGCGCGCGCTCGAATGGCTCGTAATAGCTCTCGTGGCGCTGGAAGCCGTGTTCGAGGTGTTGATGTATGTCGGCGGCCGGCACTAGCACGCTCGGGCAGCGCGCCGCAGATTTCACGGCGCGGCTGGTGGGAAGTTGGCCTTTCATCATCTGGCAGTCAGCCGCGCTCGTCGCATGGATCGTCCTCAATACCGCGGCGCTTACGGGGCATTGGGACGAATACCCGTTCGTCTTTCTTAACCTGATGCTCTCGTTCCAGGCGGCTTACACCGGTCCTATCGTGATGATCTCGCAGAACCGTCAGGAAGGGTTGCAGCGGCATACCGTCGAGGAAATCTACCGCATTGGGCAGGCCACGCTTGCGATCGTAGAAGGACAGCGAGACATCCTGGCAGATCATGCCGCCATGCTCCGCGAAAGGCGTGATCGCGACGAGTTGATCCTGAAAGCGCTCACCGATGGAGGCGGAGATGGGATGGCTTGATATGGCGATGGACCTCGCCAAGCAATTCGAGGGGTGCGAGCTTGAGGCATACCCAGACCCGGCGCACGGCTGGTCAATTCCGACGATCGGATATGGTTGCACGGGACCGGGAATACAGAAGGGAACGACCTGGACGCAGCAGCAAGCCGAAGACGAACTCGCGCAGCGCATGACGAATTTCGGCGCCGCAGTGGATAGGCTCGTCTCGGTTTCGCTGGCAGATGAGCAGAAAGCAGCGCTCTCGGATTTCGCTTACAACCTCGGGCCAGTTGCTTTGCAAAACTCGACGCTGCTTCGCCTGTTGAATAGCGGCAAGGTCACTGCGGCGGCTGATGAATTCTCGAAATGGGTGAAGGCCGGGGGGGCGGTGCTCCCCGGCTTGGTAAAACGCAGAGCCGCAGAACGCGCGCTCTTTCTTCTCGGCTCAAATTTCCAAGGGGACCAATCATGAGCGGATGGGATTCGGCACTGAACGTCGTCAAGAGCCTCGCGCCGACGATTGCAACGGCTTTGGGCGGGCCCCTGGCTGGCGGTGCGGTTGCGGCTCTCGAAAGCGTCTTCGGGATTACGCCGTCCCCTACGGCATCCACCGATGATCGGCAGGGACAAATCGCGGCAGCAATTAGCGGCGCGACACCTGAACAGCTCGCGGCTATGCGCAAGGCGGATCAGGACTATGCAGCACGCATGGCGGAAGCTGGCTTCAAGGATACCGAGACGCTCGCGGCATTGACCGTGCAGGACCGCCAAGGCGCCCGGCAGCTGCAAATCAGCACGCGCAGCTGGACGGCGCCATTCCTCGCAGTTGCGGTGACGGCGGGGTTTTTCGGCGTGCTCGGCGTGATGATGTTTATCGACCTGCCGCGGGCCGCCCACGATGCGCTGATGCTTATGCTGGGCTCTCTCGGGACGGCATGGGCCTCGATCATTGCCTACTACTTCGGCTCAAGCGTTGGATCGGATCGGAAGACCGAGATTCTCGCGGGAGCGCAGAAATGAGCGCGATCGGACGCTATCTACTCAATTGGCTTGTCTTGCTTGACGAGGCC